CAAAAGATTCGCCATCATAAAATTCAGGCAAACCAGTATCAGGGTTAATTGATCCAGCACCTCCACGCTTTTTTAATAGCGCAGCTTCTTTAGGCGTAATGTGAGCAAGAATGGAATCTCCAGATCTACCCTTAGATCTAATCATTTCAGCTAAAGCTGGTAAATCTACCCCTAAAGATTTTTTAAGAGAGCTACTCATTACTCACCTCCAGTTTCATCTTTGGTTCTCAAAGATGCCAAATTCCACACATTGCGGGTTGTCTTTTCGCCACCACCAGGACTTTCTACTGGCGCACCTGGTTCGCCTGATCCTACTCGCAATGCTTGACCTAATGCAGCCGTACCTGGTCCAGCAGTTGGAGGAGGAGCTGTAGTGTCTGTAGCTGTTGGAGCATATCCAGCGGAAGGAGCAGGTCTTGTGCTTGTATCAGCTAGTCCTTGAGCAGTTAGTCTGCTTGCAATAGAACCACCAGTAGAAGCTAATAACTTAACTAATTCTGGGCTTGCGCCTGTAGATCCTTCAACACCTGGTTCACCATAAAATCCACCTTCTTGAGCTTCCACATCACCAATATTAGGATCTGCCAAGCCTTCTGAAATTCCACCTGCAACAGCACCACCAGCAGCGCCAATAAGTGCGCCTGTAACTGGATCACGCTTGTTTAATAAAGCGCCAGTTGCGCCACTTGCTGCGCCACCCGCTGCACCGCCACCAACACCACCGCCAGCAGCGCCACCGACTGCACCACCAATAGCTCCAGCAGCAGTACCTTTAGCGCCAGCTTCCAAAATGCCATTGACATCTTTTCCTTGGACAGCAGCATTGACTGCGGAAGTTGATCCAGCAATAGCAGCGCCACCAATCACCGCTTCACTAACGCCAATTGCAGCAGCAGTAGTTCCCATAGATTCTAAAATTGCAGCGCCCACCGCTGGACCTGCATACACAGTAGCAACAACGGCTACTACCGTAATAATGACTGGAGCTGCTGATCCCATTAAATTGCTCCTTCAGCTAATAATTCTTGCGTTAATTTTCCAGCAGTAATGCCGTTTGCCAATAATTTGTAATCAATACCAGGTTCTTTAGGCAATTGATCTTCAGTCAAGATGCCATTCTTAAGCGCCATTTGTAGAGCTACTTGATACATATTTGGATCTTTTAGAGCTGCTTCAGCATATTGCCCAGCTTCAACAATCTTTTTCGGATCAATTCCCACCTGTTTAATTACTCTAGCAAGATCTCTCTTAGCCTTAACAATTTCAGGCGACTGTTCTGGCTTGCCTTTATTTTTAACGGCTTGCATCACATCTTTTTCCATAGATTCTTGCTGCGGTGCAAAATCTGGTTTTTTCTGGGGGGTGGGAAGTGGATTCATAGTCTTAAGAGCTTAGGTTAAGGGCAGCAGCAATTTGCTGGTGAATGTAAAGGTGTGAAGCAATCCAATCGTAGAAATCTGATTCGTTATTAAAGTCAACATCTAGCATATTAAACGGGTTATTTAGACCTAACAAGCCCGCAAAAGCCTGGTGTTCGACCTGATGAGCGAGCAACCAGTCATCCAAATTGTTCGGATCTGCATCCGTTATAGGAAAAATAGGCACAGAAGTGCCAGTATCCATAAATGTTTCTTGAAATAGCTTATGTTGCGTGCCATTTTCAAACAAAAACTCTCCCAGGGAATCAACATCCCCAAATTTCACAATAGAGAGAGTTTCCATGTTCATATCAATGAACTTTAAACGCTATTACAGCTAAAAAAGGAATGATAAATCCAACAGCAGCAATCAAGATCTGTTCTAAACGCTTAATTCTGGCGCAAATACTGTCATAACGCAGGGCGCAAACAGCTTCATGGGTGTTTAACCGAGCTTCGGTGTTGTCAATAAGGAGATCCATAGTTTCCATGTTAGACGGCATAGTAAGGCACTTTCACATTTGTTCCATTGAGGTTAATAATGATGTATCCAGCGGGAACTAACAATAAACTGGATGTTCCAAAAGTAGCATTTGCAGCCGTATTAGAAGTGCTGTTAATAATGGTCACATTCATTGTTCCACCGCTAATAGCCACATTAGGACTAATTAGGCTTGCAATGGTGACCGTATTATTGGGGTTTACCGTCATAGCGCTGGTAGTTGCGCTTGAAGCATTGGCTAAGAAATGTACTGAATTTGAGTTCCAAGAACCAATTGCTAGATTGCCAGAATACGATAACAAGAATGATGCGTTGGCAGCCGATACTGGATTGTTTGGAAAACCAGCAGCAACATAATCATAGGTTGTGCTGTTTGTTCCCAGATCGCTATATGCAGCAAATCCATTATTGATAGTAGAAAAACTAGCATACGATGTATTGCTGTTATTGGTATTTTGGACTGCAATGTAAGCGTAAGTAGATGCGTTTCCTACAAAAGTAGAAATAAGACCAATATCAGTATTGGATAATGCACCGCCAACAGAAAGTGATCCAACATTTGAGCTGATACCGCTATAAGCGATATTGGCTGATGTTAAGTTTGCTCTACCACTTTGAATAGTGACATTGGCTAAAGTTAAATTGCCAAGTGAAGTAACTGTTGATCCTAGAGTTACAACGGTATTGCCAATAGTTGAAGAATTATTAGCTAATCCAGAATTAGGAATAGTTAAGCTGGCTGTTACAGGGCTAGAGTTATTGGCATACATATAGCCAGTAAGACCAGTAACAGTAAGAGAAGTAACGGCAGAAGTATCACCGCCATCTACTTTTTGCCAAACTGTTCCGTTAAATACTGCCCAATCACCAACACCCCAAAGCGTTACCCCATCTAAATTAGTGTTGCCAGCAACGGACACAACATAGTAATAACCCTTAGTACCTTCTCCAGATACTAAAGTTGGGGTATTAGTTGAAGCGTTCCAAGTGCCTTGATAAACAACACCACTAATTGTTCCACCGCTTGATTGGGATACCGTTTTTAACATTTTTACATTCCATCGCCAGGGGTAATATAAATTGTGGCATTAGCTGTGCTTGTACCTGTAAAGTAAGCATTGGGTACAAAAGTTAAAATCTCATCTGTGCCAGGCAATAATGGAAAAGCAGCTCCGCTAGTGGTGACATTAGCCGAAGCTGTAGTTGCGTTAGCAGCATCAACGCCATATCCCAAAAACACTACAGTAGATCCAGAATTGATAATTCGATATTGATTACCGCCAATAGTGCTATTGGTCACCTGTACTGGTGTAGGAGCTGAAACAGCAGCTATAAAAGTAACTGTGTTGCCCGTTTTGGTAAAAGCGTTGATTCCCATTATTACTCCTGTGGAGTTTGTGTTGGCAATTTGTTTTTAGCTTGCTCTGCTTGGTACGCTGCGATTACTTCTGGTGTCCATACCACATTGCAAATAGCTACAACATTAGCTGGCTGATCTGTTAAGTCTTGACCTGGAGTTAAGCTAGTGCGATGGTAAGTTTGGCTAATCTGATTGCCATCTTCCATAATTCGTGTAACTTCACGATACAAAACTGTGCCATTTTCTACTACGGTGATTTGATCTACTACCACTTCTTTAGTTAATGCCATTTTAATTCTCCTTTAGTATCCAACTAGATAATCCAACCTAGTTAATTTTAAATATTTAAGCCGTCATGTAGGTTGCAGAAAACCTAAAACTTGTTCCAGCTTTCATTAGATTTGCCGATGATGCTGAAAGTTGCGTTCCAGTACCAGCATAAATATCAAAACTACTACTATTGCTATTAACAACTCCAGCAAAATCTACAATGTTTCCACTTACGATGTTATTAAAAGCAAAACAAGAAGTGCTTTCAAATTGAACGCCTGATGGTGTTGAAAATGGTAGCGTTATTCTCATTTTTCCACTTGGGCTACTTACTGAGCTACATTCTATATAACCAGTTACAGTTACTAATCTTCCAACTTTTGTATAAGCACCTGTGTTATAGGCTTGGGTAACGCTTCCACTATCACAAGTTATATTGGCTGTAAAAGTACCTTCTTCATAATCATCTAGTGTATTTGCATCAGATGAAGCGGATTGAGATGCTGGGAATGTAATGCCAATTCCTGTTGCTGAAGCACCGCCTTGCAAAGCTACAGCACCAGTTGTATTTAAGGTCATCCTTGTAGTACTGTTGGTAATAAACTTAACAGGTACAGAACTTAAAGAACCTAGTTGAAATTCACCACCACCTTGCGCTCTAAATACACCAAAGTTTGTACCATCACCTGATACTGCAACATTACCATCTCCCGATGGAGTGCCAAGCACAAGCCTTCCATTTGACGATGTTCCAGAACCAACAATTAAATTGTTAGAAGCATCAAGTGTCATTGCCGCATTAAATGATATTGTATTGCCAGCCGTTCCTGATGTAGCTACATTCCAATAGTGCGTTCCACCATTTTGAATATAAGTGGAAGCACCAGCAGTTGAAACATATTTAAAATTGCTTCCATCATAATAAGTGTTGCCAAAAACACCCATATAACTATTGCTTGAACCTATAGCGTTATAAGTATTACCACCTAATTGAATTGCACTAAAACTTGACCATGCAGCATTAGGAGTAATTCCCAAACCTAAATTAGTACCATTAAAAATTAAAGCTGATCCAGTAGTGGCTGACTTACTTGCATTGGTATAAACAACAGCATTAGCAGTTGAATACACAGTATTTGTAGATGCGTTAATAGATCCGCTAGTAATGGTGACATTAGACATAGTCACATTACCAAGTGTAGTAGTGGTATTCCCTAATCCAATGGTAGTGTTACCAATGGTTAGACCAGTATTAAAATTGGCATCTAGTTGGGTTAACGGTATGCTAGTTGTGGCATTACCGAATGTATATGGAACTCCTGGCATTTTAGAACCTCACTCTTAATTCATGTTCAAATTCAAAAGTGTTAACTACAAACGCTGCCGAGTTGGATGTCTGTGTTAACCCTAAATATTTACCCCATTGCTGCGCATCTGACTTGTACAAGTAATAACCCGTACCACCTAACCAAGATATTACAGTAGAACTGTTGTTAATCCAAGGGATGGTAGTGCCAGAACTGTTGTACCAAGTAATAATATTTCCAAGGACATAAGGCGGGCTAGATCCTGATTCTGAATCTACTGTTACGCTTAATTCACCGCCATTAGATAGCGTTGCTTCAATACCAAATTTAAGCGCTTGTTTAGTACGAATTGGATCGGTCAACGGCAATAACGCAGTTTGAATACGGCTGGTAATTGGGGATGTTGCATCCTGGTAAAGCGCATAAAGATCACGATCCCGAACCCCGTACATGGTAATAATTCCACCTACTGGTACGGAAGTGGTGTACTTTAAATTATCACCTTGGCTGGTCAAAAACCATTTTTTCTCAAAGAAAACAGCCTGGATATAACGGTAACTATTGGTAAATTGGTCATCGTAATATCTAAAATTAAATGCAGCGCACAAAATATTGTTTAAAAGTACCTGTCCAGCCGTAACTTCTTCTGTCACAAAGTCAATATTAGGAAACAATCCATCTAAAGAATCGGACAATTTGCTGGTTGTTGAACCAACCAAAGCATAAATACCGTAGTTGTTCATAAACAAAACAGATCTAAAGTACGGAAAAATAGCGTAAGCCAGCTTAGAACCAACGGATGCGCTCACATTGGTGTTGGTAAACAGGGTAGTTCCCTGAGTAGTAACCCTAACATCGGAGAACACATTGATGGAATCGTCACCAAAAATGTACAAAAAGTTGTTAGCTGATAGCAATTGTTGGATATTGCCATGCAATGTACCGTCAGTAAGGGTTACAGATCCCGCTGAAACGCTTGTAAAATCGCTATAAGAACCCGCAGCGCTATAGGTGATGTTACGCCCTTGGGCAATCCAAACACGCCCTGAGAAGCTCGCTATTCCAGCGCCCTGGTTATTATTGATGATGGCTTGCAATTTAGCGCCAGATCCACCACCACCTGATACGGTAGCAGTAATATTGGCTGAATTGGTATAACCTGTGCCAGGATTAGTTACGATGACATTGGTAATCACATTTCCTGAAACAATGGGTACGGCAGTAGCATTAGATCCACCCCCGCCAGAAATAGTCACAATGGTATTAGCAGCGTTGGTGTACCCTGTTCCACCCTGAATAACCGATAATTGGACTGTTCCCGTAGCAAAAGTAACTAAACTAGCTACCGCTGTTGCATTATTACCACCTCCACCGCTAATAGTTACGGTCAGGTTGGCAGCATTGGTGTAGCCTGATCCAGCATCTACCAGGGTAATGTAGCTTACGGCATTGGCTGTAGATAGGGTAGCAACGGCATTAGCCTGAATACCGCCTGTTTGATCTGGTCCTGAAATAGTTACGGTAGGAGCTGTGTTATATCCGCTACCGCCATTGGTAATGCCAATAGATCCTACGCTACCAACTGTGACTACATTGTTACCATCCCAGGTTGAATAGCCTTTATCTGGATCAAGGATTAGCATCCTATCGTTATTCCATTGGGCTGTATTGATGCCAGCATTAGAAAAAGTGCCAGCAACAGCAACATTGCCCTTGGTTTTATTTTCTATATCAAAATACTGCGCTGATCCATCACTTAAAAAAGCTACTACATAGTCTGAAATATTGATGTTGCAAGAGGTTAAATAAATAACATCATTAGAAAAAGTAACCGCTACATTGGAAGCGTTTAAGGTTGCCGAGCTATTAGGCAAAATTTTAATGTTGCCATAGCCAATGGGCTGAGCGTTCTCAATCCAGCTAAATTCCGATTCATCAATTGCTGTACGGTTAGCCTTAGTATTAAGCCCTTTAAATTGCTTAATGACCTGGTAGGATTTTTTCTGTTCCGCAGCAGCCATGTTTAGAACGGACTAGAGTAAGCGCTAGGAATCCTGCGGGTAAATACGCTATTGATTACTGAAGTAATGTGTTTAGAGTATTCTTGTTTGTAAATCTCTGATTCGCCATAACTTTGTTCGTAATATTTAGCCAGGTAAGCAGCATAAAACTGCACACAAGTGCTATACGGATCGTTAATGCTATCAGTCGTATTTGGTGTATTTAAAGACAATGGATTAGGCAATACCACGCAATCAATCTCTACTTGGTAGATTTGATCTGGTACTGGTCCTAAATAGATCTGTCCTTGACCATAAATGCTAAATGCCAATGGTCTGCCAATGTAGTTTTGCCAAAATCTTAGGCGAGAATTAAAGTCTGTCCAAGATAAATAATCAAGCGGTACACGAGTGTTACCCCAGTACAGGTTGATGTTAAGGATGTCTAGCACCGTATTGCCAGAAGATGGTGATAACGGAGCTGATCCCATCAATTGGGTTAACGCTGCATAACTAATATTTTCGCAATTACCAACATAAGTCAATTGAGCTGTGCCGTCTGCAAAGGCGGTAGTAGGCGGGTAGTTGCTGTAATTGTTGGTGTTGTTTCCAGGGTACGGAGGTGCTGTATCACCTGAAGTACCTGCTGTAGTGTATTGATAAATAAAAATATTTGAAAATACAAAAGTATTTAAAGTCACAGCCGTATTTGCCACCCAAGCAGTTGGGTTTGCTGGCGTTACGCTACCAATAGTCGCTGTAGGTGCGACTTGACAAGGTGTTTGCGTGACTACGATTTCACGCAAACATCCTGTATCTCTGACCGTTCTCTCACGAGCAGAGTTGATGTAATCGGTTAACTGCGAATCGCTATAAAAGTTTGCGTTAGCATCGTGCAGTAACCTACGAACTTGGGTGATGTAGGTGTTAAGTGTTGCCACTTGTTATGTTCCATAGATCATGCTGCCACCGAGAGGATCTTTCCCCCCGCCCTCTTTTGAGAAGGTAGGGGTACTCTTTCCACCAACGGGGATAACGATTGGTTCTTTTTAGGCGGTTGAGTGGAGATCTCCCATTGAGCAAGAATTTCAAGTCCTGCTTCTAAATCGTTGGAAGTCTTTGCCCACCCTAACCTAGCCAAGTAAGATTCTTTATTGTCATCTCCATAACCAAAAATGTGTCTTGCGGTTTCAGGCGGGATCTCAATAGTAGATCCTGGTTTGAACTCGTAAAACACCCCTCCGAAGCCATCTTTTAAGGTCTTGTCGGTATTATTGGTTACATAGATATTTGACATTAGAAGCTCACCACATCTCCAAAAACACTAATGTTTACGACATTGCTGTTGCCAGAAGCCGTATTCACAGTAACAAACAAAGCTGAAGTAGTAGAACCAGACACATAAGTGTTAGCTCCATAAGCTCCAGAAATAGCTATATCTTGATAACGACCAGCAGCAGACAGAGTTGAGAGGGTAGTATTAGCTGTAATTAGGTTGCCAGCGTTTCCGTTGCTTCCTAAAGACACACCAATAATTGCCGAACTCACATCTCCAATAGGGCTAGTAACCATAATTTTACGGATAATAACCCCACCAGAGTTGCTTACTGCGCCACCGTTGGTTAACCCACCACGAATTAGTGGCAAAGTAACTACAGCATTACCTGTAGCTGCCAAACTGACAGAAGTAGCAGAAGCTACTTTTACATTACCAAAGCTATCGAGGTATAGCTGACTGACTGCATCTGGGTTAGCCATTGCTGATCTCCTTAAGTGTTGTAAGTGCCAGAAGCAGCTAAACCACCATTAACTGTCAACGCTGTAACAGTTGTGTTGGTTGTCGCATTAACGGCAAAGTTAACACCATCAGAAACAATGAAACCACCAGTATTAGCTGCATAAACACCAGTCCATGTTGCCACATTGGTTGTGGAGTTATAGGCTGATACAGCGCTGATTGTTACATTGGTTGTTGGGAAAATTACATAAGTACCAGCAGGAATAATATTACCAGCGGTAGTAGCTGTGATAGTTACTAACTGATCGTATGCGCCTGGGGTATTAGCAATAGTACCTGCTATGAGGATTTTATTCATTCCGAGTGCCATGACTATTTCTCCTTATAGACTGATAGAGTTGTAGCCAGATACTCTGGTCATGGACTTAGGCTTGGTGCTTACTAATTCAGCAATCATCAAGACAGCGCCTACATAACCGATCTGCCAATTTGGAAGTGTTGATTCAAAACCAGTAAATACGAATGAACCTTGATCGTGAATATACAAGGACAAGTAGTTGCTGTTAATGAAATAAACAGTACCTTCTGGGCAGTAAGGATCTGGATAAATTGGAACGCCAGCTACCATCAAAGCTCTAAATGCAGCAGATGGTCCGTTAGCATCGCCTTCAAAACCGTTGCCTGGGGTGATTACATATTGCTCTTGACCAACATAATCTTGGGCTAAGAGTGTCCATGTACCGAATCCGCAAACACCGAATGTTGGAACTTCAGCACCATTCTTAACAGTACCAGAAATGTACTGAAGAATGTTCTGACGGGTTGGGTTAACAGAACCAGCGTTATACACCTTCGATTTCCACCATGTATAGGTAGAACGATTGATGTTACCGTATGTGGTCATGTTTGTACCATCGTCAATTGCGCCTGGTAAACCAATGAATTGCTGAGTGTTCGTGTAGTTGTTGTACAGAGCAGTAGCCATTGCATCCATCATCACATTGGTCGCATCATTCATACGAGCTTCAATGAGAGGAATAATTGCATAGTCTTGCTGTACAGCACCTTCCATTCCGAGGAATGGCACAGGAGCAATCATCAATTTAAGGTTAAATTCAGCATTGAAAGCGCCTTGTTGAACTGACGGCTGCGTAAAGCTACCGCTGTAGTCAGACCATTGTGCGTTAACAAACTGAGCGCCCTGAACGGGTACAGTTACCTGGGATACACCACCTGAAGCCTGTTGACTGTTAGCAATCAAAGCAGCCATCAAGGGTGTGCTGTTGTAAAGTTGAACAACCAGTTTAGGGATAAACGCTCTACGGGTTACATAAGTAAGCTCGTTGTACTGCGATGATCCTGAAGCTGGAAGAATACCGCCACCTATAGGCATGGT